AGATGTTAGATGAATTTGAAAAACACTTTTTAAACTTTTGTAAAAAAGATAAGGACTATGAAGATATAGTATTTAATCCATCCACACCTAACGATGACGAGTACTTAGGGGCATTTAATATTGAGTACAATTATAATATTGAAAAAGTAATGAAAAGTTTACTCATTATTGATAAACCTGAATTAACAGATAATTCAATAAATGATGTTAAGAGTATTTCTGATAATCAAATGGAACAATTTGTCAATTTAAATAAAACTCAAATACAGGAAAGGGATATTATATTAAAAATAGGTAACCCAGGGAGATTTAATAGACGAGTGTTTGATTCATTCTCATCCATTGAAAATATTGTTCCAATAGACCCAATTGACTTTAGTTATTATAGAGAGAATAGTGTTCCAACTGCGACAAACTCAACTACATTGGCTGCGAGCCAAGGAACATTCCCTGAAGTATGGGACGAATTATATTTACGTGTTGGCATGTATGAAGACTTTGACTTAATGTATAGTGATAATGGTTCCTTTATTACTGATTTTTTTCCTGTTATGGATATTCAGTTTACTAAAGAAAATGTTAGAGATTTGTCACAAATTATTAAAGTTTTTGCAACACAAAAAATGAATGACAATAATTTAACTAAGAGTGATTTCCAACAAACATTTGATGATTTTATGTCAGGCCAGGTAACATTTCAAAATGACATGTTAAACCAAATTTTTACTAATTTAAATAAAACGTTACCGTCAGTTAAAGTAAACAATACTCAATCAAGAATTTCTAAATTAGACGATAAGGGAGGTGCTTTAAAAACTGAATTATGGGAAACATTTAAAAACTTTAATGATAGGTGGATATCAGGTCAAGATGTTAAGAATAAAACATTGTTTGAGCAATTTCTATTTTTGGATAAGGCGAATAGACCTATTGGTGATAAGGTAATCATTAATATTAATCAATTAAGAGGGTTTTTAAAAAGTAATTTAGCTCAAACTAGTGTGTTGGACTTAATAGGTAGTATTTTAGAAAAAAATAATTTTATATTTATGCCCACACCATCTTACGCAAATTTTTATGGTAGAAACGAAAGAGTAAAAGAAGGTATGCCTAACCCCGCGTTTAGTGATGTTGCTAATAATACTTTTGGAACATTTTTAGAAGTAGATACCCATACCTCTGAACCTAAATTATTGGCGATATATGTTGGTAAACCCGCCGAAAAATTAAACACGTCACCTGAAAACGATAATTACTTATACGGGGACGACTCTTTTGATATATCAATACCATCACAAAGTGGGGTTAGAGCAACCGAAGATGGTGTCACTAATTTCTCAGATAGAAATAAAGTTGTTGCGTTTAACGTGGACTTTGGGATACAAAATCAAAGTATATTTAAATCAATAAATATTGATATGTCTCAAAGAAAAAATATAGCACCAACGTTTCAAGTACTCGCGGATATGGGCGCTCAGGCCGATGGGCAAAAAGTGGCTCAACAATCGGTTAGCTTATATAATTTTTATAAAGCGGCTAGTTATAATTGTAGTGTTACGTCTATGGGTAACGTTATGATTCAACCTACAATGTATTTTAATTTAAGGTATGTCCCAATGTTTTATGGTCCTTATTTAATAACAAGTGTAACTCATGATATCACTACTAGAGATTTTCAAACGAGTTTCGAGGGGGTACGTATGTCAAAATACTCACTAAAAATGCCTAATGGATTAATATCTAGTGTTAACCGAGAAATTGTACAAAACTATTTATCAGAAGTTAGAAGAATACCCACACTTGCGGGTTCTACTGCAGACACAGTTACTAGGTCAACAGATATAAAAAATAGTTCAACCAAGAGTGGGGCAAAAACACAAATTGCTGACAATCAAAAATGTGTTGCGGTACAAAAAATTAATAAACCTTATGTTGATATTACACGAAAAAGTATTACTCAGACTAAATTTAAAACTTTAATTGACGGAAGTAGTAATCTAAATGAGAATGTAAAACGATTTATTTTTGGGGTTGGTTATGTTGAAAATGGTAAAGATACTAATGTGGTAAGTATAAATAATAATCACTTCAATTTAAAAAACCTTAAAGAAAATGCTAGATGGACAATTAACTTTGAAGAACAAACCTGTGTAAATGATAATAATTATGCGGTACCATACTTATCATTTAAATCGCCAGCCGATTCAATTAAATTTATGGGTCAAGTATGTTCACAGTATGAACAAATAATTGACGCATTTTTAGTTAATACAACAATAAATGGTAATTTACCTAAAACATTTGCATACTTATGGTATTATACCTTTAGATTTACTACTATGGATAAAGAATTGACTGCGGGTAGTAATATCGATGATTCGATTATTGCGTCAGTTAATCATGATTTAAATGCGAATAGCGTATCAAAACAACTTTTTGATAAAGCTGAGGCGGTTTTTAAATCTAAAATAAACGCTTGGAATAGAAACTAATTTAAGAAAAAGGGCATTTATCGTATATTTATAAATAAAAGATTATGGATACTAAAGCATTATTAGACCAGTTTTTGTCAAAAGACACTAGAATAACTGAAAAAAATACGGGTAATGGTTACAAAGAAGTTTGTGATTTAGATACTGGAGATTGTTATACCGTAAGAATGAGAGATGGCCTTATAGAAAGAGTTGATAATTCTATGAAACTAAATAGGACTTTAAGAGTTGAAACACCTCACGGGGTAAAAACACTCTTGAACGGTTAAAAAAAAATACAAAATGTCTGTAGATAAGAAAATATTAGAAGAGATAACTAAATATAATAATATTAACAAATATATTAGTGAGCAAGAAACTGATTTACCTGAACCAATCGAAGGTGGTGGTGAAGATATTGAGTTAGATGGTTCTGAACTTGATATTGATGATGTACAACCTGTCGATGTTGAATCTGACCCTGAAGTAGAAGTTGTGGGTGAGCCAACATCTGAATTAAGTGATGAAGAAAGTGGAACTGAAGAGTTAGATATTACTGACTTAGTAACTACTCAAAAAGATATGTCCACCAAACAAGAAGAATATATGGATAGTATGATGGATAGGTTAAATGACCTAACTTCTAAATTATCTGATATGGACAAAATATTAGTTAAAATTAATAATTTAGAAGATAAGGTAGATAAGTATCGTCAAAAATCTCCCGAAGAAAAATTACAATTAAGAAGTTTAGATAGTTATCCATACAATCAAAAGTTAACTGATTTCTTTATGGACAAAGGTCCTGATATGGAAAAAACGGGTAAAAATGAGTATGTTTTAACATCTGATGAAGTTGAAAATTATACTGATAGAGATATTAAAGACTCATTTGACGCACCATTAGAAAACGAATATTAACACCCCTTATATAATTTTTATAAAAACACTAAAAGACCATTTCGATGGTCTTTTTTTATTTGACTTAATGACTTTCTTTGTTATATTATAATTGAGTAAACGATAAATAAATAATAACAGAGAAAAAAGAAAAATTATGGCAAATGCATTAGACGCAGTATTAGCTCAGTACGAGAAGAATACTTCAAAATCAAACAATGGAAAACAATCTATCTCTCAAGAAGATAGACTAAAACGTTATTTCACGACTTATTTACCAAAAGGTACAAGTTCGGGACAAAAAAGAGTGCGTATCTTACCAACACCTGACGGGTCATCACCTTTTAAAGAAGTGTGGTACCACGAAGTACAGATTGATGGTAAATGGACAAAACTATATGACCCAGGAAAGAATGACGGAGAACGTTCACCTCTTACAGAGGTTTACGAAGAACTAATCTCAACAGGTAAGGAATCTGACAAGGATTTGGCGAGACAATACCGTCCACGTAAATTCTATATTGTAAAACTTATTGATAGAGATAATGAAGACCACGGACCTAAATTTTGGAGATTTAAAGATAACTACAAACAAGAAGGTATCTTAGATAAAATCATTCCAATATGGAAAGCTAAGGGAGATGTTACCGACGCGAATTCCTTTCTCC